TCGTATTAATAGAATACTATTTAACGTAGAGCCTTTCGGACGATTAGAAGATAAAAAGATTGGAGAAGTTAACGAAAATGTAGTCGATCTTTGGAATAAATTTATATTCGCTCACCAATTAGATGAAATAGAATTCAAAGAGAACTTTAAACGATTTGTTAAATGTAAATCAATTGAAGGGACTGCTGTAGCAAAAATCACACAGGAATTTGAAACTAAAGAAATAGATTTCTTTGAAGGGGAAGAAGCTGAAGAAGTTATTATTAAAGATAATACATATTTTAGACCTATGGTTTTAGAAGAGTTCTATTCCGATGTTTCAAAATATAATATTAACGATTCACAAGCTTGTATCCATTCATCTGTTATTTCCATGGAAGAACTTCGAAAGAATAAGAAAAGAANAGAAACNGAAGTCTTTGACCTAATNGACCCTGAAACAGGTGAAATTGTAGGTCAAGAAGAAAAGGCTAAAGAAGTTGGCATTTATCATAACCTTGATCTCATCGAGTCAACAGGGTCTGCCCTTACTGAAGAACAAGAAGATTATCTACAATTAATGGGGTTTAATATAACTCAAACCCAAATATTCCAGAAAAACTTAAAAGAATCTAAAAAAACTGGCTTTGTTCAAATAGATGAATGTTATGGCAAGTATGTAATTAATGGCAAAGAGAAAGAATGTGTATGCACTATCGCTAATGGAAGAGTTGTCATACGATTCGGTCCTACGCCATTTAAACATAAAAAATATGTTCGTCCTTTCATTGTAGGAAGGTATGAGCCGGTTCCTAACCGATTATATGGACAATCTAATGTCATTGCTGGTGATAACCTATTAAAAGAGCTTAATGCCACTAGAGCGCAGGCAGTAGACGCAAAAACGCGTAGCATTTCTAATATGTGGTATGAAGACACTTCTAAACAGGTTAAGTGGGACAAGGTATGGGGTCCTAATAAGGTTATTAAAGGGATTGGACAAAATGGTCTTCAGCCAATACTTAACCCGTATCTAGGAAGTATTGCTGCTGAGGCTGGTCAAGTCATTCAAAGAGATCTAGATCAATTATGGTCATTATCTCCAGTACAAGAAGGAACAACAGATAGCCGATTAATCCCGGAAACAGCTAGAGGCACCTTAGCTGTAATCCAACAAAATGATATGCCCTTAAACGATATTATCGACAACACGATAGAAGAAGAGCTTAAACCTTTCTTTGAAATGATCTTCGAGAGAAATTTGACATTTAAAACTAGTGAAGACCTTTTAATTGTCTGGGATGAAAAAGATATACAGAAATCCGGCATTACCGCTGAATCTGATATGAAAGAGTTAATGTTTGACTTTAATGTGAAAATCCTCGGAAATCTAGAACTCTCGAACGAATTGGCTCATCAGAACGGTTATGTGAACTTCCTAAATTTTGCGCAATCTATACCACCAATAGCTAGAAGACTTAACTGGCAAGTGATCTCAGATAAGATGTTACGTTCGTTTGGAATTAAAGATGATGCACAAGACATATTCTTGGAAGAAGAGGTTGTACAAGAGATTTTCCAAGAAGAACAACAAGCAGAGCAGCAAGCAGTTCAACAAAATGAAGGTGCACGTCAGCAACAACGACAAGAGGGTAAAGAAGACTATCTGAGTAAGGTAGAGATAGATACAGAGTCTAAGATCGTTGAAATGCAATCTGAAGCGGTTATCGAAAGGTCAACAGGTCAAAAAGTACAATGAGCCAATTTGCGAAAGTTTTAAATAAAGAACAAATAAATGAAATTATAGATGAATATGTAAACGGATTACATGAACAAATAGATGAAGCTGTTCTTTCAGATGTAACATTCGAAAGAACAATTGGCCGTTTAGCAACGCAAAGACAAACGGCTAAATATATAAGACAAATATTTAATCACACATTAGGAGATGAAAATGACAGATAAATTAGTTGATGACGTATATCAAGAAAAAGTAGATGTTAAAGATGAAATTAAACCAAAAAAGACAGCTAAAACTAGAAAAAAAACATTGGCTTTTGATCCAGAAGAACTGATCCCTAAAACACATATTGAAAAGTGTAAGGTGAGATGTGCGAAAAGATTTAATGTTCCTATCAAACATATCGAAAAAGCTTATGTTGAACTTACCGGTAAAAAGGTAGATGGCTTTTATGTAACAGATATCTTTGATCGTTATGGATTCAATGATGGTTTTATGTCTAGCAGAAAACAATTATCTGAAAAATACAAAGTAGGAACAAATCAAAAAGTAGTAGATGTCGTTGAAGATAAGCTTGAATCAATATTAAAAAATGAAAATGTAAAAAAATCATATGGATCCTATATAGCAGATGAGAAATTACTTATTAATAAAGATGTAAATGACAAAGCCGTTTATGGAGAATAAAAGAAAACATATAGGAGATTAATATGACGAATGAAGTCAAGGAAGACATTGATATTGATTCGATGGACTTTGATGAACTTTCTAAACATTTAGATGACGTTGAAGGTGTAAAAACTGAAATGGATACTGAATCTCAAAGTGAACCTGAAGAAACTGATGGAGCTAACGAGGATACAAAAGAAGAAGTTCAAGAAGAAACCGAAGAATCTAAAGAAGATGAAACTTCTAATGAATCACCATTCACAAAAGGTAAGAGCAGAGATGAACTATTAGAAATTATATCTAACAACAATAAAAATGCCTCTAGGCAAGAAAATGAGATACATAATTTTAGAAAATCACAAGATGAAATGAGAACGGAATTAAATGAAATTAAGAAGATAAATACTGATAACAAAACCAAAGAAAAAGAAGATGATATTTATAAAGATTACGATAAAGATGATCTTAATATAATTGATACTCGTGTAGTAAAGATACTAGAACAAAGAAATGAAAATGAAAGAATAAATAATCAGAAGCAACAGGAAAGATATTCTGACGAAAATGAACAAGTTTGGAAAAGTATTGCAGATACAATGTCTATTACCGATCCAGATCTTAAAGTTAATTTAGAAAAAAAGCTTTTAGATGAAATTAAATCTAAAGGAAAAGAATCTACTTTAAGTTCTAAAGGATGGGTTTCAGCATACAGTAGACGCATACTACCGGAACTTTCTAAATCAAAAGAATCCCTTAAACCATCAACTTCTAAAGAGGGTTTAATTAAAAGGAAAAAAGACGCGTCTACTACTACTGGAGGTGCTAATACTTCTTCTAATAATTCCCTTAAGGGCAAACCAGAGCCAAGTGATCCAGATGAATATGTCAAATGGCTCATAGCTAATACTGGAGAAAGAATTTGAATTTGAATAGGGAGATTATAAAATGACAGATCAACAAAGTACACATGCGTCACTGTCCCCGGCAGTAGGCACATATTACTCTAAAAAAGCTTTAAAAGATTTTGAACCAAATACAGTTTGGTATGCATCAGCACCTATGCGTGAGATGGTACCAAAAGGCGGCGGTAACATAATCCAATTTACTAGGTATCGTAAGATTGATGCGTTATATGCAGATAATTCAGACCAATTTACAGCAACACAGTTGTATGAATCTGCGCAAACAATTAACGCAACGCTTCATGAAAGAGATGGCTATGTACAAATATCACGTTTTGCAGATCTAACAATTAGAAATCGTGGCTTGGACCAAATTGCCAATAAAATGACTAAGACGGCTGCTAAAACAGTTGATAAGTTAATTAGAAATGATATTGGTATGATTGTTGCAGATAAAGCCACTTATTCTGCAAATATGTTTGATAATATGGGAATAGATGGAGGAACGTTAAATTCTTCTGGAATCACTGCAAGAATTTGGACTAGACGATCAGATGGATTTCCACTTTATCATAATAAAACTAGGTTATCACAATCCTCTACTGTAGTTTCTATTGCAGCATCAGCAATGACAGTGAGAACCATGCAACATGGTGTATCGGTTTTACAATCTAAAGATGTTGATACATTACCATCAGGTAATTATAAAATGATTTGTAGACCTGAAATTGGATATTCATTAACCTCTAATCCAGGATGGAAAGGATGGATTTCACCAACGGCTCAAGATGGTGCAAGACGTCGTCCAACTGAGCTTGGTATTGTCGCTGGTGTAGAAGTAGAATATTCAACACTTGGTTTCAGATTTCCAGTTTCTGGTGACACATTAAGCACATCATCCGGTAACGTTTATGGTTCATTACTATTTGGTTCTGAAGCATATGGTAGTAACCAAATTGGTGGTGAAGGTGGTTCTAATGGCTATGAATTCACAATGAAACAATCAGGAGCACAAACAACTGGTGATCCAACTAACATGAAAAAGACTGTTGGTTTCTCAGTTACAGGTGTAGGTCGGGTTATTAATAAATCTGCTGGACTCTGGTTGATAACAACTGCGCTATAATAGATAACGCTGTTTCATTGAAGGAGCTACATATTGGGGGATATGTAGCTCCAAAAACAAAATAGGGCAATAAATTAAGAGAGAGAGGAAAAAATATGAAAAATAATGAAGAACTATATTCTACAAAAGATCTCGGTATTGCCGCATTTTTAGACTGTAAAGGGTTCAAGCTAAAAAATGCCAAAAAAGAAGGTCCTATCATGTATTTTAAATTCCAAGATAACGAAAAAAATGATTTGAGTGATAATGTCCTTAATTACCTTAATGGGAATGATGATGATTGTCTTGTTAGTGCACCCAAACTTGTTTCTTCAGAACGAAAAATGAAACAAATAATCTATAACATGGGGAATATAAATAAAAATGAAAATTAAATGGCTCTCTGAAGAAGAAATAAAAAAAGCAAAAATTGAATTAAAGGATGAAGATGAAGCCTCTCTTGAAAGTAAAATTGATAATTTAAAAAATCAAACACTCTTTCTTCTTGTTCAATTAAAAAATATAGTTGAATGGACGGATATAGAACAATCTGCTGATTATGTTGAAATAATTAAGCTTTTGAGAAAAGTTAAAGACAATCAAACTGAAATAGATCTCGATAAACATCAATTAAAGGTGTTAAAAGAAATATTTGAAAAGGCTTTAAAGTCTGGCAAAATTAATGGTTTATTCTTAGAAGTATTTTTAGAAGTATATGACAACATTAAAAGCTAAGTTTTTTAAAAGTGAAGATGAGTGGCTCATGTGGGAACTTGGCCACATAAAAGATGAAAATAAATATGAAAATGTGGATGATATGAATATGATTTCAAAAATAAGGAATATGTTCTATGAAATTAAATGTAATAATCCCATTTTACAAAAATTACGATACTATAGAAAGTTTAATCCATTCTATAGACGATCAAGATTATGGTCTCGAAAAAGACAAGAACGGTAAATATAGTAAAGATTTCTGTGTTTATATTATAATTGATGGAAAGGACCCTAAAGCCAGACAATTAATTCTTGATAAATTTTTCAAAGACGGAATCTGTACAACCCGATTTAAAATAAATATTGAAGAAATATCTAAGAATAGTGGCGCATCTTTTGCTAGGAACTACGGTGAGAAGATTAGTGCTCAGGATCTAGAAGCGAAGAATGTTAATAATATCCTTTTCTTTATAGATGCTGATTGTAGCTTATATCCCGGCGTTTTTTCAGAATGTATGCGTCAATTTGAATCTGATAAATCAATTGACTTTGTTTACGGAAACTATAGGTTCGATAACAGACAAAATTACACTTCAATGGAATTTGACCCTATCAGACTCCAGACCATGAACTACATTTCTACAATGTCACCTGTAAAAAGAAGGGTATTTAATCAAGTAAGAGGCTTTGATGAAATTGATTACTTCCAAGATTGGGGTCTGTTTTATAAATTAGCTAAAAGAGGATGTAAAGGCAAATATATCAATCAATATTTCTTTACAACTGAAATTCCAACTGAAGCTAGTATTTCTGGAACAAAGGGATTAACACTTTCAGATAAGGCAAAAGTATTTAGAGACTTCTATAAAATTGATCATAAAAAATTAGTCGTTACTTCATATGGAGCGGACTATCAGGCTATACAACGATCCAAAATGCTTTTAGCTGATTATGTAGGTCAAAATCAAAGTGAAACTAGGGTTATGCCTCCAAATTATGGATTTGATAACTGGAAAGCAACATATCTTGTTGGCTGCTATTCAAATACATCTGGCGCTTTAGCTAACCATTTAAATGCATGTGTTGGAAGACCCATAATACATTTTATAGGAACAGATGTATTTCAAATGCTTAATAACCATCCAATGAATGATTTGGTTAAATATAAAGAGACATTTGATAAGCTTGATGCAAAATTGTTTGTGAACTCTAAACGTGGCCAAGATGAACTTAAGTTGTGTGGATTTGATGCTCAACTTTTGTATACTCCTATCTATAACCAATCTCAATATAAATGGGTTACCAATCCGCCAGAACAATTTACAGTTGCTGTTTATTATTCAGACGAAAGTCCGATGATGACACTTAAAGAATCTGGAGGATATAGCAATGTTCCTCTGATAAGAGAAATTGCGAGGGATATGCCTGATATTAAGTTTAAGTTCTTTGGTGGTACTGAGAAGTATGTTCATCAGGATATTGAATCGGAAGTATCAAAAAACATCGAGTTTTGTGGACGAATCAAACCTGAAGATATGACAGACTTCATCAATTCATGCTCAATGATTGTAAGAAGTTGTATCCATGATGGGTTTCCCCAACTTCCAATCCAGTTCATGCTCTGTGGAAGACAAGCTCTAGTCAGTTGCCCAGACAAAGCATTGAAATATGCTGAAAAAATAAGTAAAGAAGAGATCTACGAACATTTCGATGATACCAAAGAGGAAATCTTTAACAAAATTTATGAAATGTCAGAAAACCCAAACGCTTTAAAAGATAAAGTTCAGGAAATACATGATTATTATTCTGAACTCATGAATGAAGAGACATTCAAAAAGGAGATAAGAAAATGCATACCATAAGCAATGTTCTCCCAGTTTACAACTCACAATCATCACTTTCGCATTGCATAGAAAGCATTCTTAAGCAGAAAAACTTTCATGAATTAATCATAATTAATGACGGAAGTGATGATTATAGTCAAAGAATTATAGATTTCCATAAGAAAGGAAAATATGGGAATCAGATTGTTGTAGTGATGAATGAGAAAAGAAAGGGAGGGGCTCATTCAAGAAATGTAGGCAATAGACTTGCAACAGGCGATAT